TAGACGAAACCGAAGTTGAAGAACTAGACGAAGAAGCCAAGTTAACAGCAGTTAACGTAACTCACACAGATGGTTCAGACGGTAAATCAAGCCCAGTAAGCAAGCGTATTGAAGATCCATTCGGCAAGCAAGGCGGTAACAAGTCAGGTAATGACATGGTATCAAAAGGCGGTGCTGAAAAAGGCGGTAAGGCTCCTGCTCCAAAGAAAATGGAAGCAACTAGCCCACAAGACGCTGGTGATTTGAAACCTGCTCCAAAGGCAAAAGGATAATAGATTATGGCTAATGTAACCCTTGTAGAAAAACTTTCATTTGACCAGGCAAATTGTATTGTTGAAGCCAAAGATGACGGCAACGGCAACAAAAACCTGTACATGGAAGGCATCTTTGTACAAGGTGAAAAGCGTAATCAAAACCAACGTGTTTATCCCGTTACAGAAATTTCAAAGGCTGTTAAAAATATTCAGTTACGAATTGATGAGGGATATTCAGTATTAGGTGAAGCAGACCATCCAGATGATTTACAAGTAAATCTAGACCGTGTAAGCCATATCATCGAAAAGATGTGGATGAACGGCAGTGATGGTTTAGGACGCCTCAGACTACTACCAACTCCAATGGGTAATATTTGTAAAACCTTATTGGAAAACAAGTGTAGGCTAGGTGTGTCAAGTAGAGGTAGCGGAGAAGTAGACGGAAGCGGAAATGTTAGTGGTTTCGAAATTCAAACAGTAGATATTGTTGCTAACCCAAGTGCACCGGACGCATATCCAGATCCATTATATGAAGCGATTATGAATGGTAAGCGTGGAAATATTTTAATGGACGTGGCTAAGGCTACCAACCATGACACTAAAGCACAAAAGTATCTCCAGGAAGAGGTACTTAGATTGATTAATAACCTAGATATTAGGAGAACGTAAATGGCTCATGCAATCGAACAACTCCTAAGTTCAGAAGTTCTTTCAGAAGAAGTGCGTAGTACACTTACTGAAGCCTGGGAAGCGAAACTTTCAGAAGCTCGCGAAGAAATCACTATTGAATTACGTGAAGAATTCGCACAGCGTTATGAATCAGACAAAGAGCAGATGGTAGAAGCGATGGACGCTATGCTAACTGACACAATTAAAACTGAATTGTCTGAGTTTGCTGAAGACAAACAAGCCGCTAACCAAGCAAGTGTATCTTACAAAAAAGCGATTGCGGAACATGCTAAGTTACTGGACCAGTTTGTAATGGAAACATTAAAAACTGAAGTACAGGAACTTCGTGATGACCGTAAACTTCAAGAAGGTAACTTTGCCAAGTTAGAAGACTTCGTAATGGAGCAACTAACAACAGAACTTAACGATTTCCACCAGGACAAAAAAGACTTACTAGAACAGAAAGTTAAACTTGTTCAGGAAGGCAAGGAAATGATTGCCGAAGCGAAAGCGAAATTCATTGAAAAGGCTTCTACTAAACTAGCAAGTATTGTTGAATCAACAATTACATCAGAGCTAGGTACACTAAAAGAAGACATTCAGAAAGCAAAAGAAAATATGTTTGGTCGTAAGATCTTCGAAACTTTTGCTACTGAGTTTATGAGTTCTCATCTCGCAGAAGGTACTCAAATTTCTTCTCTTAATAAGCAACTTGAAGAAGTTAAGGCTCAATTAACCGAAACACAGAAAGTTGTTGAAGAGAAGGAAGAAATGATTAATGAAGCAGAGCAAAAAGCAAAACGTGTTGCTGAAGCACAAGATCGTGCTAAAGTACTTGCTGACTTGCTAGGCCCATTAGCAAAAGATAAGCGTGAATTGATGGGTAACTTACTTGAAAGCGTTGCTACTGACAGATTGTCAACAGCGTTTAAAAAGTATTTACCAACTGTTCTTAACGAACAAACAACATCTAAAGCGCAAACTCTAAACGAGTCTCAGAAGACTGAGATTACAGGTAACAAGGCTCGCACACAGGACACTGATAGCGATGCTGAAATTATTAACCTAAGAAAATTAGCCGGTATTATTTAAATTAAAGGAGTATACCAAAATGTCACAAAACCTATTTGAAAATTGGGACGTTACTAAAGGCGCCCTTACTGACGGTTTGACAGGCAACAAGAAAGCGGTTATGGAAGCAACTCTCGAGAATACAAAAGCGTATCTCGCTGAGACTGCAGCTGCTGGCACTACAATGTCTGGCAACGTTGCCACGCTAAACAAAGTGATCCTACCAGTTATCCGTCGTGTTATGCCAACCGTTATTGCTAACGAACTAGTTGGCGTACAGCCAATGACTGGACCTGTTGGTCAAATCCACACTCTACGTGTACGTTACTCAGCAACCGCCGCTGGCGTTACTGCTGGTGACGAAGCCCTAAGCCCATTTGCTATTGCTAATGGTTATTCTGGTAATGCTAGTTCAGGCAAAGCCGATTCTACTTCAGCTCTTGAAGCAGAAGCAGGCCGCGCTCTAAGCATCCAGGTACTAAAGCAAACTGTCGAAGCGAAGACACGCAAACTAAGCGCACGTTGGACTTTCGAAGCCGCTCAAGACGCACAGTCTATGCACGGCCTAGACGTTGAAGCAGAAATCATGCAAGCTCTTGCTCAAGAGATTACTGCTGAAATCGATCAGGAAGTTCTAACTTCACTAGACACACTTGCTGGTACAGCAACTGATACTTACAACCAAGGTGGTGTAAGCGGTACTCCAACATTCGTTGGTGACCAACACGCTGCTCTTGCTGTTCTTATCAACCGTTCAGCAAACTTAATTGCTTCAAGAACACGTCGTGGCGCAGGTAACTGGGTTGTTGTTTCACCAACTATCCTAACTGTACTACAAAGTGCGACAACTTCAGCGTTCGCAAGAACAACTGAAGGTCCTTTTGAAGCACCAACAAACACCAAGTTTGTAGGTACTCTAAACGGTACAATGAAAGTATTCGTTAACCAGTACGCTTCAGACAGTGCCAACATCATCGTTGGTTACAAGGGTGAAGGCGAAATTGACGCTGCTGCGTTCTACTGCCCATATATCCCTCTAATGTCAAGCGGTACAGTACTTGATCCAAGTACATTTGAACCTGTTGTTTCATTCATGACACGTTATGGTTATGTTGAACTAAGCAACCAGGCTTCATCTCTTGGTAACGCTGCTGACTACCTAAGCAAGATTGCCGTTAACTCTGGCACACTTACATTCCAGTAAGATTTGCTTATTTAGAAATAGAGAAACAGGACCTTCGGGTCCTGTTTTTTTATGAGTAGAATTAACTAAATACACATATAGATATTGGAGAAAAATGGATGGCAACTTATATAAATCCAGACAACAACGAACTCATTATTGTAGGTGCGGTAACAGCAACCAGTGTTACTTCATCTGGAGCCACGACATTAACTGATCTTGCTCTCAACAGCGTAGACGATATTGATTTAAATAATATACCAAATTGGACAGAATTAACTGATCCAACTGATCCAGGTTATGCTCCGGCTGCTCTTTCAGTACAAGGTGGTAGTTGGGTAGGCGGCAATCAGTATATTGGTGGTACACTTGTTGCTAATGGTGATGTTATTACACTTGGTAATGCTGGCGGCAGTTTAACTTTAAACGCAAACATTAGTAGTGATGTAGTACCAAGTACAGACAACGCATATAACATTGGAAGTGATGTTAAAGAATGGTCAAACGTTTATACACAAAATTTACATTTAAATAGCACAAGTGAAGATGTTGTTACTACTGGCCCAGTTAGTGCAAGTACAGCAGTTTCACATTTTAATGGCACAACGTCAAATGCTGTTAGTTTACCAGATGGTTCAAATGGACAAATTAAAATCATTGCTCAAGTAAGTGCCCCGGCATCAACTGTTGTTTTAACACCAGACACGCCGTTAGGTTTTTCAAGTATTACATTTAACAATGCTGGAGAAACAGCAACATTAATGTACACCAGTTCAGGCTGGGTAGTATTGTCTAATCATAGATCAACTATTACGATCTAACATTAGATTATTATAAATACATAGTAAACGAACTTATAGAGGAATGAAAAGTTGGCCATTAACATTAACCATGCTACTAATAAAATCAAAGCAGATGACAATGATTTAGTATTAGACGCTGGCACTACTGGTAATATTGATGCTTCAACCAAGCAAGTTAAAAATGCTAGTGATCCAACCGACGCTCAGGATTTAGCAACTAAAGCATACGTTGATGCTCAATCAGGTAGTGGCGGTAATCTAACATTGGGTACACCTGTGGATGGAACATTTGGTGATGGTGCTTTTCAGGGATTTGATTCAAAACAAACAATTACAGATGCGATTGATGATCTAAACGAAACAATCGAAAATATCCGTAATAATACATTTGTTAAAGACGTAGATTTTACAGGTTCTCCACTTGTTGGAGGTGCGGGTTTAGCAGTTACACTAAACATTTCATCAACCGGTAATCCAAATAGATATACTATTGATTGGGGTGATGGTTCAACCACTACAGCAACAACAAGTACAACTCCTTCACATACATATAGTACTAATACAGGAAGTCCTTTTGATGTCAGTGTAGAAGCATTTAATGATGGCGGTACTGGAAGTGGTAGTACGGCAAGTAAAGAACGTACTGGATATGTTACAATTTATACAGCAACTCCTGTTGTTAGTTTTGATGCCTATGATTCACCAACAGGCGGAAGTCCTATTACATCATGGGACGATGGTGATACAATTTATTTTGAAAACACAACTACAAATAT